ATGTCACGAGCGCTGCTATCGCTTCCGTCTCGGTAGGTGAGCGTGAGGAAATACCACGCGCCACGGCGCGAGCCTTTGTGCGCCTCTTGGTCATGAAGCCGTGCTCCGGTGATGACGGACTTTCGCAGCCGCTGCGCCTTCGCCAGAAGGGGATCAATTTCGATGGTGACCCGGCCAAGTCGGACCGGCGTGTCACTTGTTTTGTAATGGACAAGCCCAAGGGCTTCGGCCGCTGCGCGGCCTTCGCCCTTAAGCAGTTGGCCGACACGGAAATACTCCCGCAGGGACGTGCCAGAAGCGCGCTTACCGCGTGCAAGCTGCTCGTTCGCGAGTTCCCTACTGCGCTCCCCTGCCCTGTCCATAGCCACGGACAGATCGAATGCGCGCATTTCCGGCGAGCGCGGATCAGCCGGCGCAGGGGTGACTTCAATGCGCCCATCCGTCTCGGTGCACTCGTAGCAGCAACCACCCTTGAACAGGTAGACGGCTGGCTTTCCGCAGAACGCGCAGCAGACGCCAGTCATCGGCCACCCTCCAGGTCGTCGCCGATCCATACGACCAGACAGACACAGAGGACAAAAAGGCACGACAGGCCAGCGTTGATGCGCAAGAACAAGTCAAGCGGATCACCGATCAACTCGATGACTGGCGCGCAGATGAAAGTGGGAGCAGCCGGGATCACTGGCGGACCTCCGACTGAACCTGGGCGATAGCGCAAGCGGCAAACACACGCTCGTTGATGATGCGGTTCTGCTCACGCTCGCGGCGGAGAATCAGCCAGCGGCCGATACCTGCAACGCCGAGGCCGATGCAAAGGGCAGCGATGGAAACGGAAAGAATGGCGAGGATCACAGGGGGCCACCTTCGCCACTGGCGAGCGCGAGGACGTAAGACTCTTTCGACAGCGCATCCCACTGATCGGCAATGCGGTCCCACTCTTCCGCCGATGCAGTCCAGCCCAACCGGCTGCTCGCTTCGGCCTCGATGCGCGCCCGAGCGGACAGGGCGGCACAACGCTCTGAGATGACCATGTGTGACATATCGCCACTCCCCTGCCCCAAGCCCCCAAGGAACCCGCCAGACGACTTGGGGGGCGGCTGGCGGGGCATTGAGTGCAACTCAACGCGAGGGCGATATAAACTGAAACTCAACACTCCTGTCAAGTTGCACTCATCATGAAGACGATAAATAAATTGCTTGACAAAGCGTCCGAGGCATGCTCCGTGACGTCTGACAGGCAACTAGCGAAGAAGATCGGCGTATCGCCGAGCGCAATTTCCCTATGGCGCAGCGGCAAACAGATCAAAGACGATCACTTGATGACGGTGATCAAGTTGGCGCAGGCAGATCCCGCCCTTGCTGTGCTGGTTCGGACCGAAGGCGCGGAATCACCCGCCGAAAAGGCAGGCTGGAGCGTGGTGTGGGACAGACTGTCCCCGGTCACTACGGTGATCGGGGCAATGGTTCTCCTGATCGGCGCAGTGCCAGGCGCCGCGAAGGCTGAAACCGTTGCGGCACAAGGGTTTGCTGCGAGTGCAGCAGCACATTCTGTATATTATGTTCAAGACGCTCCGGGGCTGGCTGGCACGACTCTTGCCGCATCCCCGGCTCCTACTCTGGCATGGAGCCTGATCGTGCGTGATCGGAAACTAACCGGCCCTTGGGCCGGTTTTTCGTTTAAGGGTGGCCGACTGGTCACGCCGGAAGGCCGCGAGCTCGAGCCGCAGGATCTGGCCTGGCTATCGCTGACCGCTGCACAGGCACAGGAATGGCGCCGGATGATGGGCCAACTTCGAGGGAATGCTCGATCGGAACACCCTCGAAAACGTTGCAGCACTAAGGCTGCGAGAAACGGCTTTCCTGCAGGGCCTGCTGACGTGATCGAGGTGGCCACCTTGATGGCTCGCCGCCAAGAGCGATTGTCCAGGGTGATTGCTGGTCCCGTCGCCGAGCCACCCATAGCAGCCCTGCCGGTACCGGGGCGGAAACGCCGCCAGCGCGTGTGAGGCGCTTCCGTAGGGGCCCTGCCCCTACACCCCGGTACAATGCGCGCAGGACGCCTCGGGGAGCCACATGGAACGCGAACGACCGCAGTACTTACCGCCAATCCCTCGATCACGCTGGGAGTTCCCGTGGCTCGGCGCGTGGGCAGTAATCCTGATAGGGATGGCTGTCGCGGGCGCCTGGCTTCATTTCCGGACCAATGACGCATGGAAGGCGCGATTTACCGGCAGAACCGACGCAACCCAGATGGTAGTGCCAGACACTGCGGCACGTCCTTCGGCGCGCGAAGCTAGCGAAGCCGCGAGGGAGGCGACGATCGCGGAGATTAGGCTCCGCCGTGCAGCTGTTGACAGGGCTGACTCGGAAAGAAGTCAGCCTGACAACCTCCGCTGCATAAACGGCGTTGCGTTCCGCAGGATTCCGGGCGGGTGGGAAAACGTGCCGAATGCACACTGCCCTTAGGAACCATTTAGACGCATGCCTCAATTGCCGCTGTAGCGATTCTGGACCGACTCAGGGAACGTGGACATAGGGCGTCCGCCGACCTCAATGACAGTGCCGGCGTAAGCGCCGCGAGAGGAGTCAGCCGACCCAGCGGCAACTGCTGGCGACACGTCGCCCGATGGAGCAGCCTGCGGAACTGGGGACTGCTGCTTGTAAGGATTGTAGACAGGTCCGTGGCGCGCCAGCGTGCGGCACTCAGGCTGGCTAATCTCGTAGCGAGTGCCCTGCTCTGTCAAGCACGTGCAGGAAGCCGGTACCGACTTGCCATTGCCATCGAGCCCCTCGCTGCTTGAAATGCAGAACAGCTGAGGATCCGCGGTGACCGGCCGCTGGTCAAACACTTCGGAAGTCCAGGGCATCGTGCCGATACGAGGAAGATGCGCCCGTGCATATGCGGCTGCGCTCGCCCACTTGGGTCCGTCATCCTTTGCAGTTGGCAAGACGGAACCGAAGGCGGAGGCGGTCGTCGCGGTCGCTCCGTCCGCCTCCGCCTTCGGTTCCGTCTTGCCGCCGAACAGGGTTGCTCCGTTCCAGACAAGGTAGGCGATCAAGCCACCGACCACGACGAGCAGCATCAACCCGCGCTTCATCTTGCTGGTCATGGTGTGCTTGACGGTGTGCACTTCGGCGCTCTTATAGAGGCCGTAAAGCTCGCGAGGGAAACCCCAAGACTCATGATCCTCAGCAAGAAGCGCTTTCTCGCTGCGTACGTTATCCATCACCCGTGAGCGGCGATAGACAGTGGCAAGCTCTTTGCCGCCCTGCCTAACCAGATGCTCATGCAGGCCAACAAGGGCGCGGATGTTCGGATGGATCAGGGCTGGTGACTGAGTGAGGAGAATGAGCCTCACACCGGCGTGACGAATGGTCTCCATCGCGGTTATGTAGGGCGGAGCAACACCGGAGGCAGCGCGGAAAAACCTTTGCGCCTCATCGACAACGAGGATTGATCCTGGCGGCAGCTTCATCCATTCCGTAGGGTCATCCCACGTCTGAACGCCTTCAATATTCAGCCCATTGACGTTGCACGCAAAGACAGTCTCACCGGCAGAGATTGCCTGTTTGATGTACCAAACGGCGCGCAGCGTTTTGCCGTTGCCCGGAACACCGGTAAGCAGAGTGATGCTTGCAGTGGCAGCGATAGCGCTCATTCGGACTTCCCGAAGAAGATGCGCTTGCCAACGATCAACGTGAGAGAAGAAATCATGATTGAAACAGACTCACTGACACCAAAGGCACCAAACCAGCAGCTGAACTGAGGGGGGATGGCAAGCCAGAGATTGGTTGCAGCGTCAAGCAGCGGTTTCACCACCAGCTTGTCTGTACCAATCACAAGGCCAAGCCTGCCGAGAAATCCAGCAAACATGACAACGCCCTTGGCGGCCATGAATCGCATGATCCACGGGCCAAGTACGGCGAGCAGTTCAGCGAGAACGACGGGCATGGCTTTACCTCGATAGCTTGATGGCGACCCACAGATACGCCGAGGCGATCATGAGCCAGCGAATTAGATTTGCAACGGTCCAGAACTGAGGAGGCAGAGCAACAACCCTGCCACCGATGGTGAACGATAAAGAGCATTGCCCTCCTCCTCCGCCGAACATGCCCTGCTTAACTTCACCATCCGGCACGATGTCACGAAAGACCTTGGAAGGATCAACGTCGGCGTGCCCGTCGCTTTGGCCGAGCGCCCGTAGGGCATTCACCTCAGCTTGCTTCATCGCTGTCAGGTGGTCTTTGAGGCCGGAATCGCCTCCACCCTGGGCGTTCTTTTCCAAGGCGCATGCGGTACGCCACTGCATGAGAAGCTGGCTATATTCAAGGGCGTCACAATGTTCGCCGGTACAAACTGGTGTGGCAGCACATGTGCCGCCAGCGATGTTGCGGTTCTTGCGCGTGTTGCAGTCAATTCGCCATTGAATGCGAGCCATGCCGCACATGATGGGGGAGCCACTACAGGACGGCGGTGCGTTGCATTCATCGCCACCGGAGAAAAATTCCTTGTCATCAGGCCCCTGCTCATCGGGCTCGCCGTCATTGTCGGAGTCACGTTTGCAAGTTCCATCGGGACCACGAACCTCACCGGCAGCGCATTGGCCTTCGCCGGGCAAGCATTTGCCGTCAGGGGAACGGACGTTCCCGGCTGGGCATTCGTTGTCCTTCTTCCTGCAGGTACCGTCAGCCTGCAGCGCCATCCCGTCAGGGCACGGCTCAGGAGCACACTGGCCGAGGGAGTTCGGCTTTCCGCCGTTCTTACACTCAGGCTCTTTGGGTTCGCACACGCCGACCTGACGATTGTAGTAGGAGCCAGGATTCTTGGCGGCGCAATCTTCATCGCTGTCAAAGTCATCTCCGGTGCACGTGCCGCCGAAGGGTCTGCCGTTTACAGTGCCATCAGCATTGTGGGTCCAGACAACTTCGCAGCCGAGATCGCAGGACATCGACCCAGAGCGAGGCTTGTACTGACCATTAGGGAAAGCGCCGTTGTAGTCCTTTCGGCCTTCGCAAGTATTTTCAGCTGCGTAGCCAGACGCAATGGATTCGTGTCCTGGACAAGGAGCACGCGAACCAGCTGCGTAGCCCTTGAAACTGCACTCAAAAATTGGAACGGTCCCATTCATCGCCTTAGCGCACGCGTCAGTGACCTGAGCACCGCCGCCGAGACGTGCTACCTCTTCCCGTGCACGGCTGAGGCCGCTAGCACACTCAGCCATCGCCCTGCCTTCATCGCACAGTTGCCACGAACCGTTAGGGAACGCACAGAACTGGGCCGCTTGTGCGTCGGGTGCGGCCAGCGCTAGGCCGATATACGACGCAGCCGCGAGGGCAAGAAGCAACAGAATGCGAGACATCATCAGTCCAGGTCGAATGCGCAGATAGCTGCGGCGAGGACGAACCAAAGAAGGAGCAGTGCCCCGTTCAGTGCGTGGAATTGACTGCCGATTTCCATAACAAAAAAGGGCGGGTTTCCCCGCCCTCCCCCGGGGTTTACGAGCGCGGCTTGAGGATGCCGGTGGCGCTCAGCGCCCACTTGGCCACGATGAAGGCGATGATCGCGACCAGCGCTTCTTCCTTGTACTCATCAATCAGCGCGGTGACCGTGGTGCCGATGCCGGTGCCCTGGGCAAACGCGGACGGGGCCATCACCGCCAGCGACAGGAGCGAAGCGATACCAGCGAGCTTGCTGGACGCGGCCTTGCGGAACTTGTCGAACATAAATGCCTCTCTCAGTTGACATGCTTAGGTGGTTTGAGCAGCGACTTAGCCGCTGCCAGGGTGAACAGGCTGACGAAGAACACTCCCCCTACCTCGACGGCCTGCTCAGTCGTCGGGAGGTATTGAACCCACGTGGCCTGCTCGACCCATGCCGTGTTCTGGCACTGGCCAGAGGCCGGTGGTTGCTGATCAAGGCAGGCGAGATAGCGAACCTTGACAGTTGGGATGGGCCGCTCATCTCCCACGACGCACCCCTACCCTCGCGGCTATAGCGCGGAAAACTTGGGACGCGAGAACGCCCAACACGAATCCCCATGCAAGGAGCTCGTAAGGGTGCGCCGTATAGATGGCGATGCTCATGGTTACGGCTTCGCAGGAACCGGGGCGGGGACCGGCGACGGAGTGAGCAGGCGGATGCGACGACCGAAGTCCAGGCCGCCATACTTGTTGCTCTCAAGCGAGGACGGGCAAAGCTCGTAGCTGCCCGGCTTGTAGGGCTGCTGGTCGTCGTCCAACGTCAGCTTGAACGGCAACGGGAAATCGCCGGGGCGCTCGATTGCGGCTTTCTGCTCACGGAAATGGACCGCAGCCTTGCCCTCGCGAGCGGGGAACGAGCGGGTTTCAACCTGTTCACTCATGACCTGAACTTTCATAGTGGGATTACCTTCCAAGCGATAGTCCGGCCGAATGCGAATGTGACTTTCCACGGGGACGGCCAGAACTCCCCGGTAGCCTTGTCGAACCATCCGCCTTTAGTTTTGCGGATGTCTGCATCACCGCCGAGCGCCTCACGGGCCTCCTTCGGTGCCTTCCACCAACGCAGCTCGCGCTTGGACTCTTGGTTGAGCCCGCCGACGCCGCTGGTGCGGAATCCTTTTGGAAATGCGCCTGCTACGACGCTGGTGAACTTGCTTGCGTACTTAGCTAGGTAGCCGACGCAGTTGCGTGCTTTCTCGATCTGGCTTGAGCCATGCGGCCACCAGCCGCGCTGATCGACCTTGCCGAAATACATGCCCTTGGGCACCCACAGCATCACGTGGTAATGGGGTCGCAGACGCTGAGTGAGTTCACCGACCCATACGTAACGGAACACTTCACCTTTCCACCGTTCTCGCCCATCTCGAGTTCGATTGAAGTAGCCGCGCATGCGCTTAAGTAGCTCGCTAATGTCACGAGCGCTGCTATCGCTTCCGTCTCGGTAGGTGAGCGTGAGGAAATACCACGCGCCACGGCGCGAGCCTTTGTGCGCCTCTTGGTCATGAAGCCTTGCTCCGGTGATGACGGACTTTCGCAGCCGCTGCGCCTTCGCCAGAAGGGGATCAATTTCGATGGTGACCCGGCCAAGACGGACCGGCGTGTCACTTGTTTTGTAATGGACAAGCCCAAGGGCTTCGGCCGCTGCGCGGCCTTCGCCCTTAAGCAGTTCCCCGACACGGAAATACTCACGCAGGGACGTGCCAGAAGCGCGCTTGCTGCGCGCCAGCTGCTCGTTGGCGAGTTCCCTGCTGCGCTCCCCTGCCGTGTCCATAGCCACGGACAGGTCGAATGCGCGCATTTCCGGCGAGCGCGGATCAACCGGCGCCGGGGTAACTTCAATGCGCCCATCCGTCTCGGTGCACTCATAACAACACCCACCCTTGAACAGGTAGACGGCTGGCTTTCCGCAGAACGCGCAGCAGACGCCAGTCATCGGCCAGCCTCGCGGTCATCAGCGACCCATACGGCGACGCAGACACAAAGAACAAAGAGACCGAAGAGGCCGACATTGATGCGCAAGAAGATGTCGAGTGGATCGCTGACCAACTCGATGACCGGCGCGCAGATGAAGGCGGGAGCAGCCGGGATCACTGGCGGATCTCCGACTTAACCTGGGCGATAGCGCAAGCGGCGAAAACACGCTCACTGACGATGCGGGTCTGCTCACGTTCGCGGCGAAGAATGAGCCAACGGCCGATGCCTGCCACGCCGGTGCCGATGCACAGCGCGCTCAGAGCGATGGTGAAGAACGGGTATTCCATTCCGCGCGTCCCCTACCCCAAGCCCCCAAGGAACCCGCCAGCGCCCTTGGGGAAGCGACTGGCGGTGTATGCAAACCTGCATACAGGGGCGATGTATAGTGATCCGCAAACGGCCTGTCAACGGAATCGCATACATGAGCAGCGTTAACGACCTACTTGACAAAGTGCGAGACGGCGGAAACTTCTCGTCCGACAATGCCTTAGCTCAAAGAATGGGCCTGACCCGAGCCGTGGTCAGTACGTGGCGATCCGGCCGAAATCCGATCCCGGACGAGCGAATTGCGCAGCTTTGCGCCCTGGGAAAGCTGGACGGCCCTTGGTGGATCGCGATGATCCATGCCGAACGTGCACAGTCGACGACCGAGCGCGCGCTTTGGCGTCTGATGTTGGACAGAATGAGCGCGGCGGCTGCGGTCGTCGCGCTAGTAGCGCTGTCGATGCCGGGGCTGGCAAACGCAAAAAGCGCCAATATTCAAGGGGTTAGCGACCTTGATGGCGGCGGTATGTATATTATGTTCAACGTGGAACGGCAGGGCCATGACCCCAGGCCCTGCGCCGCTGCCATCCCCAGCACTTCCCAAGTCCATCCGCAGCCCAGGCAAACGGCCACACCTCCTCGGCTTGGCTACGTCCGCACTAGAACGACTCCAGTCTGGGCCACGGCCTATCGGCCTCGAATTCTGCGGGACTACACCTGA